TGGTACTCTCTTGCTACGTCTTTGTCTCATATTACTATGTCATCCCCCAACAGGGCGTAGGATTCAAATTGAACCCCAAACCCCGGTCGGACGTGATGAGCGCACACCTTAACCACCGCATGGTGGGATAAGGCCATTGCAGCTCATGAGGACAACATACCCATGGGTTGCCCCACAGCGTATTTGACAGAACCGTAGATCAATGGATGTTTAAACTCTCTATGAGTTAGTACTGCCCTTCAAAGACCGGCCAATTCAGAACCAATAAGAGTTGAAAGAACCTCATATTGGAATGAAACCGGAAAACGATCGGTACAAGCAGAGAGGTCAAAAGAGAACATCTCTAGACCCATTCGGGAGACCGTTTCTATTCGGTCAACCTGGGCTCTCTGGTCAAAAGTACCATCCGTCCGACTTAGTCGGCGTAGACAGCTCATAAGCCAATTGTGGAGAGGTTTCAGTTCAGTCTGGGTGAAGATATCTCCGATCGCAATGACTCGGGTCTTCCCTCCCCCTTCGGGTAGAAATCCTAAGGTTGAGTGATGATACGGGTTAGATAACATTTTCTCTTCCTCACTGATCTGTTTCCTTAACCTCCTCCAATCAAGAAAAGTTCGCCGTGTAGACCGGTTGAGTAGGTAGGAACTGTAATTATTCCTAGAAATCCTATTCAATCGTCACAAATTCTCATAAAGGAGTGGGTCTCTGTCAATTGATAGTAGGTCTTCTGGTCATTTAACGAAGGCAGGGGAACCGTTAGGTCCGCCTGAATTAGAAATATGCCACTTAAACTTTCCTCTTCCCGCATAACCTATTCTTTCTAGAACAGGAAATTTAAAGAAAGAGGCGAGATCACTCACTATCAAAGAAACCTGGGCCTTATCATAAAGATCTGTACCTGTGTACGGAGACACGATCGTGTCAACGTTATAATCCACAGGAGTCTCAATAAGCGTATACGCTCTGAGAACAGTCAGACCAGCTCTTACCTCCTTCACTTTCTTCGAGAATATCAATTTCTTCAAATAGGTGAAAGATCGGGGAAATCCCTTATCAAGGGAAGTCCACTGATCCTGTGTGAAGTTCTGTCTATGATTCATTTTGGCTTGTACGGCGAGGGCATAAACCCCCTTTAGCCTCTTTACCGCATGAACCACTCCTTCGGATTTGATCCAAAGGTTGACGGTAGTAAAGTATTTCGTAATCGCGGCATCAGCAACTTGATCGTTTATACCAAAAGCGTGACGAAGTGTCCGTTTTAAGGTGTTTATGATTATTTTGTTGTTTGCTAACATTATGATTAATATTTTGCTTACCTCCCCAGCCTTTTGGGCCGAGAAGTGCTTAGCGCGGTATGGGGTCTAGGGAGGGCACCGTGCTCCTCCTTCGTGGACTAAGAC